TTCATTTTGAACTTGCTGTCTATTATAAAGGTCTATTTCTGGAATTTTTGGATTTCCCTTTGGTATACAATATAGTTTTGAAATATTTCTTTTTGTTAGTTCTGTATCTAGGATATTTCTATCAACAAAGTCATTTTGAACTGTAAATAAGGATAATAGTACAGAATCAAGATAACAACTATTTCCTATGTTAGATAATAATCCTATAGGTAGTTCTGAATTACGAGAAGAAGTTTTCTTTGTTGATTGATGTTTTGGGGGACTAGGAGTTTTCTTAAATTTACAACTAATAATAAGTTGAATAAGAAGGTCTTTTTTGATGTTTAATTTACCCTTACAACCTACTTTTACCGCAATTTCTTTAAGGTCAACTATTCTTAGTTTTTTTAGATTTCCAGGGGTAAATTTAATTGATGAAGGTGGTGCATGATGAGAATGTATCGATTTCAATACTGATATTTTTTTCTGACATTTAATAATCAGTTCAATGAGTTGTTCTTTCTTTACTTTTAGGTTTCCTTTGCAAGCTAGTTTTGTTGCTAATTCTTTAAGTTTAACTACAGTCATTTTTTTGAGAGTTCTTTCTGTTAATAGATGTGATTGTTTTGGTAATGATTTATGGGCAGATTTGATAGTTTTTAATTTACCACATTTCATAATCAGTTCAATGAGTTGTTCTTTCTTTACTTTTAGGTTTCCTTTACAACCTAGTTTCACAGCTAGTTCTTTGAGTTTAACTACTAACATTTTTTTGAGAGTTCTTTCTGATAATTTTGAAGCTTGTTTTGGTAATGATTTATGGGGAGATTTGATAGGTGATTTAGTTTTTAATTTACCACATCCTATAATCAGTTCAATGAGTTGTTCTTTCTTTACTTTTAGGTTTCCTTTACAACCTAGTTTCACTGCTAGTTCTTTGAGTTTAACTACTAACATTTTTTTGAGAGTTCGTTCTGATAATTTGAGAGAAGAACCAGATGGAATAGTTTTTTTGGTATTATGAACTTTAATAAAAGGTTCAAAAATAGAAGGTCTCAAATTTGGGTCTGGGTCTAAATATCTACCAAAACCATGACCATAATGTTTATCAAGGATTTTTGCAATTTCTAAGATTGAACTTTCACTTTGTTTTCCAATATTTTTCCAATACAATTTATCTTTAATATCATATGAATTGTAAAATAACAACAATAATATTCCAAGTTGCCAAGACAAACTGGCCATTTTATGGTTATTATTTTTTAATGTTCTATCAAACCTAAGGTCCCAAGCTGGAAATGTAGTAGGATATTTGTTACCGGTTGGAACTGCGCTACCCAAATCACCTAATATAAATCTCTCCTTGTTCAGTTGATTTGGATTATCGCATTTAAACAGTATGTTATCAAGCTTGATGTCACTGTAAACATAATTATTATCATAGAAAAAAATACAACCCATTTGTCTTCTAATTCCATCTGCGATTTCTAAAATTTTATTTATACTGATTTTCAACTTCTTTTTCTTTTTTCTCTCTAACCAAGAATTAAGGTCACCATCGGCTAATTCCATGATATAGACATATTTCAGGTCTTTTTTACCGATGTATCTCATTTGAAGGACGTTACAGTTTGCTTTTAATAGTGCATCTGATATATTTTTCTCATCGTTAGCATTTGTATACTTAATAGCAAGAGATACTTTATGTTTTTTATCAATCACTTTATCTACAGTTCCAAATGAACCAGCACCAATAGTTTTATCAACAACAAAATCATAGTTAGTCCCGTTTATAGAAAATCTTATTTCTTTTTTTAAAAAGGATACTGCATTTGGGTTAAAATTTTTACCAAATATAAAGTCTTCTACAATCCTTTGATTAACAACATCTTCAGTTCGTTTTTCACAAATGTTCATTTATAGATATAAAATATCGAATATTTTATATTTAAATATACAGAGAAGTGAGTACATTATTATCTATCTGGTCTTCGATTTGAATTACGGTTTTCAATATATCGGTATTAACTAATAGAGGAAATGTAATTTTCCTATTTACTTTAAACGATAAATCGAATGGTAAATTTCCGTCGACATCTTGATGTAATTCTAAAAATTTGAACTTATTTACCATATCCATAATTACCTTTTCTAGATTCCGTACTCCTTTATCGTTTTTACTACATGTATTGATTAGATACTTGATAGCGTCGATATCAAGGACAATATCGGTATCTCGTAGACCTGAATTGACTAGTGTTTTCTTCATGATATAGTCTTTAACGATAGATATCTTTTCTTTGAATTTATAACCCTGAACATCAATATAAAAAATTCTATCTCTAAGAGCTTCGTCTGATGGAGGCAAATTCATTGAATATATGAACCATATATGACTTAAGTCGAATGTGAGTTCGTTAAAGTAGTTATCTCTGAATTCAAAATTTTGAGATGGATCAGTAATATGTAACATTAAGGCTGAAATAGACTTGTTGGATACGACTTTTTCATATTCATCAAAAAAGAGGATACCGTTTTTGGTACCCATTCTCTTTAGACAATTTACTATTTCCCCTGGTCTTGAACCAACATATGTATAATCATGACCTTTAAAGAAATCGCTTCTGTCAACTCCTCCACAACTTATTTGTTGAAACCCGATATCTAGTATGCTAGAGAGTAGTCTAGCAATCGATGTTTTTCCGACTCCTGGAGACCCTATCAGACCTAGATTAGTCCGTTTCATATTTGGGTTTGTTAGTTTTGCGTTGATAAAGAATAGTAATTGTTCTTTTACTTTCTTCATGCCGAATAGTTCCTGTTCCATCTTTTGATATGCAAACTGCAGAAAGGATGTCATTGAATTTTTTAATGAGATGATTTTAATCTTATCAAAAGGAAGTTCAATTACAGTTGTAAGCCAGTTTAAAAGTTTTGAATATTCAGAATCGTCCTTATTTGTTGATTGTAATTCTAGAAATTTTTGATAGATAACTTTTTTGTTTTCTTCATTTGTTTCTAGTTTCAAAATTTTGTATTTTATTTGAAGTATATTATTAGTTCGATTTTTCTCCAATTGTGTGATTTGTGTTTCCATTCTTTTATGTTCTTCAGAAGAATATCTATCATATTCTGTTTGATTTCGAATTGCTTCTTCCAATTTTTTATTAATGTTATTTCTTGTATCAAACCAGTCATGAGTCTGAGGTTGTGAATTCTTATATATCTCAAAAAGATGAAACAACTTCACCTTATCTTTCAACTGTAAATTTCTAGAAACGATATTAATTATATCTGGTTCATTATTCTTTACTTCTTGAAAAACATCTTCAAATTTAGAATATAGAAGTGGTTCTTGTATTTTGAGACGCCTGATTACTTTTGATTTTATGAATTCACTCGATGATTCATCACTAGAAGAAGAATCTACATCACTTTTCTCACTTCGTTCTAAACTTGGAGAATCACTTAATGATTCGGAAGGAATATACTCGCTCTCATCACTATCACTTGAACTACTACTACTGCTTGAAATAGATTCACTTTTTCTTCTCCTTACTCTACGTTTAGTTATAACTTCAATATTTTCATCTGATTTCCGTTTCATATTTATTTGCTTTAAACTGATTCTTAAATTGAAATTTAAATCATAATTGAACAACAGAAAATTATGATTCAATCTACAATGATATCTATGTATAATCTTAATATGATGAGAAACAATATTATTGACTTTTGGTATATAGAGGAGAAGAGATGGTTCCTTGACGATATTGAGTTGCATCATAAGTTAATCAAAATTATGGACTTGGGATTGTCAACCATGGTATTTGTCTTTGCAGAAGATTTTGGAGAACATCTTGATAACCTACTATATTCTTATTATGAGTCCAAAACCGAATGTGAATGCAATGAAATCATTACACAGGAAAGAGCCATTATTCTACTGTAAAAGAATAATCGACCTGAATTATAAATTGTAATTATTAATTACAATTTACAAATTTGTAGCTTGTTCGTAACTTGTTTTTTTATTTTTATATAATTCAACTATTTCTTCGAAAGATATGTTATCGAATAGTTGGCTAATAATTTCACCAAAATCTGTTTCAATTTCATCGTTATATCTCTTTTTTTGAAGACCATCATCACTTGTCATATTGAATTTATCAATTTCAGTTGGAACATAAGTTGCTTTTTCAATTATTTTATTCATTAGGTAAGTTCTGAATCGTTTATTATGTCCAATCATAAAGATGTTTTTAAAGAGTTGTTCACAGTCTATTTCTGTAAGTTGTGAATATGAGTTGTAGTTTGAACGGTAATGATTGTCTTGAAATGTATCTCTGTATAGTTTTCTAAACATGTTAATCATATAAGAAAGAATGACGTTGGTAATGTTGGTTACAATGCCTTCAAGTCTACAATCCATAGTCCATATCCTTTTTCCCTTTGAAATGGCCTCAAGATAATAGAACCTGAATATCTCATTTTTCTTGTCATTTTTCATATGGACATATATATAGTTGTTATACCCGTTCGGATTGAAAAGTATATGATTGATGAGATTGTCAAATGAAAATAGAGCACAGCTATAGTTTGAAAGATGTTTCATAAATCTTCCGTTATCAAAAGGGACATAATCTTCGATATTACTATTTAATTTGGATATGCTTGTTAGTAACATATCCATTTCATCAACTTCGATGCTTGTGTTATGATAATTGGGATAAGAAATCAATCTAGAATCGAGAGGAGATAAGCTCTTCATAACTAAAGTTTTAATCTTTTTATCGGGAATATCTTTCCGTTTGAAGCAAGCTTCAAGTATTTCTATATGTTTTTGTATAATTTGTGAATAGTCTTGAATTGTGAAGATGGGAAACAGTTTCAATCTTTTATTTTTCAAATCAGTTAGAAGTTTATTATATTTAGTTTGAACTTTGTTTTGTTCTATATCATTTAATATATCTGTAAATTGAACTTGAATCTCTTCAATATTAATCTTTGAATCAATTTCTTCTCTTAATTTTGAGATTTGAACTTTACCCTCTTGTTTACCCTCTTGTTTACTTTCTATTTTGCCCTCTGTAACAACTTTGATTGACCGGTATCTGTTATGTTTTTTAATAGTTTCAATCTTGTTTTCCTCCTGTAAATTCTTATTTATTGTTCTTGTCTTATCATTACAATCGTGAAAGAATAATGGTATATTATTCTTTATCTCGTTGCATATCACCATGTCCTTATCTATATCATTTACGTTAATATCATCGATATCGATACTGGTGTTCCGTTTAATTATATTGATGTACATTTTATTCTTAAATTTTTCGAGATACAATAGGAATTTCAAATTCCCAAGTTCTTCTTGATTTCCTAAGGGAGTTGTTGTAGGGTTACAAGGATGATTTTCCATATCAAAATTACACTTTGATTTATAATTGCATCTGTCGCAAAAGTAGGATATATGTGATTGTAAAGTCGTTTGTTCTTCCATTTCCATTAGTTATAATTTAGATTTAAATGTTTCATTTTTAAAATTCAAATAATAAATGACAGATTTGAATATCCTATTCAACTCAATTGAAAATCATATTGAGAATGGACATAATTTTAAAGAATTAGAAGATATACTATATAATTATAGTGGTGATGATTGGATAAATCATATAGATCCTCTTGTATCAGGATTGTCAAGAAATAAGGTATACTTGTCATTTAATATCGAAGTATTTATTTTGAGTTGGAAATCAGGTTATGAAACATTACCACATGACCATTCAAAAAATGGTTGTTGGTTGAAGGTATTGAGAGGTAAATTGAATGAAACATTATATACGAGAGAATTGGAAATGATAAATAACAGGGATGTTTCAGAAGGACAATATAGTTTTATGTCTAATGATATCGGATATCATAGTATCAGAAATGATGATGAAGCAATTAGTTTTTCAATTCATATTTATTCTCCACCAATGCATAAGACTATATACTTTTCAAAGTAATTGAATTGAGTTGCAATTCAAATTTTATATATTTGTAATGAAAGAAATACTATTTAAAAGGTAACTTATTTTGAAATAAATGTTATCAGATACCAATCTAATTACCTTTAAAGGAATCATCAATTTTGTAAATGATTTGAACTCGCTCTTTGGAGAAACACAGCACTCTCTAAAACTATACCACCACCTGATTACCAAAACTACATTCGCCCACGATAAGCCAATATTGAAACATATTGAAGCTTTTACGAACTACTGCATTGCAAATAACGATGCTATTATGGGAAAGGATAAAAGCAGACTGAATAACGATAATATTCAATATTCAGACAGAGTATATATTAATATCCGTTGTATTTTTTTCCCTACGACACGAAAGGTAAAACCAGTTGATTTGGAAACAGAAGAAGCAATATGGAAGCACTTGATTTATCTAAGTGCAAGAACTAATCCAAATGAGAATGCACTTCGATTATTAAAAACTGTAATTGAAAACAAATCAGAGAGAAAAGAAGGTGGTGTAAATGTAAATGTAGGAGAAGGCAATGAAAAGGAATTTCTTACTAATATTATGAATAAGGTTGAAAACTGTATTGACCCTAATTCAACAAATCCTCTACAAGCGATATCATCAATAATGTCATCTGGTCTATTGACAGAACTCGTAAGTGATATGGGACAGGGAATTGAAAATGGAAGCATTAATCTCAATTCATTAATGGGAACAGTTCAGAGTATGGTTTCTAATATGTCTCCAGGTGCTCAAGGAGCAACTTCTTCTGATGGAACTCAAACTCCAAATCCTCTTGGAGGAATTGATATGACAGCAATTACATCTATGATGCAACAGATGATGTCAAATGGTGGAACTGGAGGTTCAAGTGGAGAAATGCCTGATTTAACCGGTATACTGGGAACTTTGATGGGTAGTATGGGTGGTTTAGGCATGTCTAATCCAACTGAAACCGGTCCTAAAAATTCTACACGAATGAGAGGTCCTCCTACTATTGAAGATGATGT